ATACTAAGTGCTTCAATGCTACAAAAGCTTATATGAAAGCTTATGATTGTTGTTATGCTACAGGAGCAACAGAGGGAAATAAGAACCTTAAAAAGCCACACATTAAAGCACAAATAGAGAGATTAACAGAGATAGTGTTCGATAAAGCATCATTAACAAAAGCCTTAATACAAAAGTATATAGATATAGCCTTTGCAGATATAACGGATTATGTGACATTTGGACAAGAGGAATATGAGGTTAAAGGTGAAGACGGTAAAACTATGATTGATGAAGATGGGAATATAGTAACTAGACAATATAGTTATGTTAAGCCTAATGAAAGCATAAAAGTAGATGGATCATTGATATCGGAAGTAAGTCAAGGTAAAGATGGAATTAAAATTAAATTGGCTGATAAGATGAAAGCTATGGACTTCTTAAACAAACATTGTAACTTATTAAATGATGAAGAAAAGACAAAACTAGAGTTAGAAAATAAAAGGTTACAAAATGAGAAAATGAAAGAAGAAATCAAAAAAGTAACTGGAGAAGATGAACCCGAAATAGAAGATGATGGATTTATGGCAGCTTTAAACGAAAAAACTGTTGAGGTATGGACTAATGAAGAATAAAACAGAAAAAGCATTCCAATTCCAACCATTTTCAAAGAAACAAATACAAGTATTAACATGGTGGAATGAAGCTTCACCAGTAAAAGATAAAGATATATTAATTGCTGATGGTTCTGTAAGAGCGGGGAAGACCGTTGTAATGTCAATATCATATATAATGTGGTCCATGCAAATGTTTGAAGAAGAAAACTTTGCTTTATGTGGTAAAACAATTGGATCGTTAAGAAGAAATGTTATAAAACCACTAAAGAAAATGCTAAAAGGTAGGGGATATAGTTGCAAAGACCACCGGTCCAGTAACGAAAATTATCTAACTATTTCTAAGAATGGAAAAAGTAATGATTACTATTTATTTGGTGGTAAAGATGAAGGATCACAAGACTTAATTCAAGGTATTACTTTAGCAGGAGTTCTATTCGATGAAGTTGCCTTAATGCCACAATCATTTGTTAATCAAGCTACTGCAAGATGTTCAGTTGATGGTGCTAAGATGTGGTTTAACTGTAACCCCGATGGACCTTATCATTGGTTTAAATTAGAATATTTAGATAAATTAGAAGAAAAGAACGCATTACATATTCATTTTACTATGGATGATAATTTAAGTCTTAGTGAGCATGTTAAGAACAGATATAAAAGTATGTACACAGGAATATTCTATGAAAGATATATATTAGGTTTATGGAAATTAGCGGAGGGATTAATATATAAAAGATTTGCTAATGATATAAGCGGTAACGATGCTCCTATAAAAAAGAAAGGTTCTGTATGTAATCTACAGGAAATAAATATAGGCTTTGACTTTGGAGGTAACAAGTCGGGGCATTCATTCGTAGCAACAGGAATAACCGCAGGATATAAAGAACTAATAGCATTGGCATCTGAACGATGGCTTGAAGATAATGGAGACAAAAAGAAAAGCGATACTGATAGATATTGTAAGGATATAGGGCCCGATAAACTAGGAGAGTTATTTGTTGCTTTTGTAAAAGTGATACAACAAAAATATGGACAGATAGATCATATCTATTGTGATAGTGCTGAACAAGTATTAATTAGGGGAATCAAGACCGCATTAGAAAAGGCGGGTATTTATATAACTGTAAGAAATGCTAGAAAATCACCTATTAACGATAGAATCAAATGTACTCAAATGTTAATAGAACAAAGGAGATTCTTTATAACAGAAGATTGCGGAAGTTTAACAAAAGCATTATGTACTGCAGTATGGAATCCTAAGAATTTAACAGAAGACGAAAGACTTGACGATGGGACAAGTGATATTGATACTCTTGATGGTTTTGAATATAGTTTTGAAAAAGATATGAAACATTTGATAGATGCAAACCAGTATTTTAGCTAAAATATGTAACAATTGCGCTAAATCCACGTTTAACGCAATTGTGAAATGATAGTGAAATAGAACAACAATGGCTAATTTAGAGGGTTAAGTGGCATACTATCACCGTAGAAATACAACTTTTCAATCAAAAACACGTAAAAATATGGTTCTAATTGAGAATAGAGAGGTGTTTTACAGTGAAAATAGATAAATTAGATATAGGAATAATAACAACTTTATCTTTGATGTGGTTAACAGTAATTGGGTTTGTATGGATAGTAAATGGATAAATTTAAAAGAATGAGGTGAGTAACCAATGTTTGACTCAATAAAAAACTTTATAGGAGGTATATGGAATAAGATGTTTAATAAAGGCACGATAGAAAGTAAAATGAATGTACAAGTGGCAATGAGTAATGATATGGTTAATGCTATTGATCTATGGAAGAGCATACACGAAAATAAATCACCATGGGTTGATAAGAAGAATGTATTTAGTATGAACTTAGGGCAAGGCATAGCAAGTATATTCGCTAAGTTAGTGACTATAGAATTTAAATCAGAAATAAAAAATAATGACTTTTTAAATGAACAATATCAAGTGGTAATAGATAATATAAGAAATTATACTCAATTTGCGTGTGCTATGGGCGGACTAATATTTAAACCATATCTATCTAATGGACATATAGAAGTTGACATGGTATTAGCAGATTCGTTCTTTCCGACTGCTTATAACTCCAGGGGAGAAATAACAGGGTGCATATTCATTGAAACAAAGACACAAGGAGATACAACATACACTAGATTAGAATATCATAATTTAGTTAATGCAGATTATACAATTATGAATAAGGCATTCAAGAAAAAGAATTTCAGTAATAGCAGCGTAGATCAATCGTTAGGAAATGAAATTGCACTATCAGAAGTTGAAGAATGGGCAGAGATAGCACCACAAGGAACACTTTTATATGTTGAAAAACCATTATTTAGTTATTTTAAAATGCCTTTTGCAAATACAGTAGATTCTAAATCACCTTTAGGAGTAAGTGTATTCGCACCAATAGCTGACGATATATTAAAGAAAGCTGATGAACAATATTCAAGAATTGATTGGGAGTATAAAGGTTCTGAATTAGCAATTGATATTGATGCGGATATGCTTACAAAAGATAAACAAGGCAACACAGTAATGCCACAAGGAAAAGAAAGATTGTATCGTAAATTAGATATTGACTCAACTTCTACAGGAACAAGCCAATGGAATGTATTTAGTCCGGCAATAAGGGATATAAGCCTTTATAATGGATTGCAACATCAATTAAGAACAATAGAATTTCTAGTAGGATTAGCATACGGAACAATTAGTGATCCGAATACAACTGATAAGACCGCAACAGAAATTGAAAGCAGCAAGCAAAATTCTTTTCAAACTGTAAGCGATATGCAAAAAGCACAAAAGAACTCATTAAAAGGACTTGCATATGCTATGTCATATTGGGGGCAACTCGCAAAACTACCAGTTAAACCGGTAGATATTGAGAAAGATATGACATTTGAGTATGATGATTCGATTATTGTGAATAAGAATGACGATTTAGCATCTATGCAAGCAGATGTAGCAAGTGGAATTTTATTACCCGAAATATACCTGGCTAAAAAATATAAATGTAGTGTAGAAGAAGCTAAAAAAATGATGCCGAATACCTCAACACTAATAAATAAAAGTCCATTTGATACTACCGCATAAGATAAGCACCTATATTAATTTATAGGTGCTTTTGTAGTTAAATAATGATAAATAATTACAAATAGTAGTTAAAATTTATTGACAATGGTGTACGTAAATGATATTATAAGTATATCAGATAGATACAAATTAAATTTAAAGGGGTAGATAAATATGAAACATTTTAATATAGGCGAAAAATTTGAAGTAAAATTAAGAACTAACAAAAGGTGGGGAGAAATAGCTGGAGAGTGTGAAATAATTGAAGTAAAAGAAATACAAGAAAATGAAATACACTGGAAAGAAACTTCGGTAAGAGATTCCTTTAGTGCTGATGGCGGTACAATAACAGTGATATTAAGAACTCAAACAAATAATGAAAAACCAAAAACATTTAAATTAAATATAGCAAAACATAGTGAGGATTTTTGCAAAAAAATGAATTGCACTAAAGAATATTACTGGTTTTCCCCTAGCGAAAGAAGCTATCAAACAATTGATACACAAGATAAATAAGAAGGCCAGCAGCTACATTAAAAGCCGCAATAAAATTAAGGGGTGTTAGTATGAAAAAATTCAAATTTACTTTTAATACAAGATTCTATTTTACATTAGAAGCAAGAAGTATGGGAGAAGCTTATGAAAAATTCAATAAACTTTTCCCAACGGCTAAAAATGTTGAACTAAGAAAGTAATTTTAATGAGTTGTTGTAAAATATGCAATAACTCAAATATTAATATTAAATAGCAATATCAACAATTAGTATCAAATATTAATATTTAGTATTAACTTATAATATCAATATTCAGTATTAATTCTATATATTATATAAGAAAAGGAGTAAGATATGAAATATAATATTAGTAACTTAGATAAGTTTGTTAATTTGAATGCAGAGTCTTTAAAAGCTTTAGTGAATGAGACATTGAATAATGAAACCAATATGATAGAGGATAAATTAAAAGAGTTAATAGGGCCTTATGTTAGCATTGAATTAATAGAGAATAAACAAACCTTTCAAATAAGAGATATATTAAAAGATAAAGGTTATATTCTAACTGTTAATAGCGATATGGCAGGAAAGGACGAATACTGCATATGTGAACATTTAACAGGGAATAAAGACTACTTTATAGTTGAAAGCAATGTAGATTTAAAAGAATATAAAGCATGGATCAGTATATCAGATATTATAAGGGGGATTTAACAACAATGAATGAAAAAATAAACCAACTATTAGAACAATACAATACTACATTGGAGAGGAAAAAGAAACTCATTCAACCTTATATAGATAAGAAAAATTCTGATGAATGTTTCTTTGATTCTAGTAAATGGAACATCATAGATCAAGAGCGTTACTCAAAATTAAAAGCTGAAACAGAAATGCTAAAAAGACACATAGAAGATTTGGAATGGATATTAGAATAGAGGTGGACCACATGAATCTAAAAGACATTAAAACCCTAACAGAAGTATCAAAGGAACATAATATTCCTTTGACTACCCTA